ACGACGTCTCAGTTCTTTTCCCACTGAGCAGGGCTTTGCAACAACTTCCGGCGGCGGGTGCAGTGGGTTTTTGTACGGTCTCAGTTCTTTTCCCACTGAGCAGGGCTTTGCAACCATGCGCGCCATGCTGCCCTGGGAAGTGCAAGAGCGGGTCTCAGTTCTTTTCCCACTGAGCAGGGCTTTGCAACGCGGTATTCCGCGCATGTAACATTGAGGAAATCCTGTCTCAGTTCTTTTCCCACTGAGCAGGGCTTTGCAACGGTCGCATCCCGGAAAACGGATTCTAACCACATGCCATGTCTCAGTTCTTTTCCCACTGAGCAGGGCTTTGCAACGAAACCAGTGCCCGCGCTTGATAGCGGCAATCGTTCGTCTCAGTTCTTTTCCCACTGAGCAGGGCTTTGCAACCAATAAACGAGTCCCGAAATCTTCGGCAGCAGGCATGTCTCAGTTCTTTTCCCACTGAGCAGGGCTTTGCAACGCCAAGCAGGGCTGATTAAGTGTCCTTCGCGCATCCAGTCTCAGTTCTTTTCCCACTGAGCAGGGCTTTGCAACAACTTCAGACGCGCAACCCTCGGTTAACTAGCTATGTGGTCTCAGTTCTTTTCCCACTGAGCAGGGCTTTGCAACCACGCCATCTGCTCTCCAGTAGCCCGGACGCTCTTTGTGTCTCAGTTCTTTTCCCACTGAGCAGGGCTTTGCAACTGCTTCATAAACTATACTATCGAAGGCTTTTACCCGTTGCCGATTCACTCGAAACGCGAAGATCACGCTTTTGCTTCCAATACCGGCCGATCTGCGAACTCACGCAATAAGTTCTGCGCTGCATTGTAGTCCTGATCCCAGACGCTCTGGCACAGGTCGCATCTATGTATCACGGATTCCGCCGCATCCCAGCGTGCCGTATTCCCGCAGACATGGCACCGCTGTGTAGTCAGTCGAGCCTCCCTCTTTTCAATTTGCGTGCCTTCGCGTGCCGCCGTATTCTCTAGCGTCGTTCGCAGTTCGGAGATCGATGCAATTTGCCGATAGCGTGCTGCTCTCGTTTCAACCGCTTCTTCTTTGGCCTCGGGCTGCGCGTGCTCGGCTACTCGCCGCAGATCGAATTCTTCTAAGATAATCCGGTCGTAATGACCCGCTATCTGCGCGGCAAAATTCCGGTAAATATATCGGCGGCGCTTGACGACTTGATCCTGAAGATTGGCTGCCCATTGGTACAAATGCATCTGCTTGCGCCTCCAGTTCTCCAGTTCCACGTCCGCAAGGCCTGCCTCCTTCGCTTTCCGCGCCCAGCCATAGAGCCGTCCCGGTGAACGCCACTGCGCGATCGTTGCGAGTTCCTGCCGCAATTCCTCGGTCGGTACAGCTAGTTCTTCATGCCCAACCCGATCAATCAAATATGCCTTTATCTCCTCGAATTTCTTATCGATCGTCGATTGCAGGGTGCGGACTCGTTCAAACTCCCATAACACCGAATGTGACAGTCTCAAGCTGCCATGCTGGCCCTCCGCGTCGGCCCAATAGGCCACGCGCAATTCTGGTTTCTTTTCGTCGCTTGGAACCAGGCGCCACCCGACGTCAATCGCACACACACGTTCGCCCGCTTTGGGTTCGACATCGACCAAATCGTTTACGGTAATCAGCAACTTGTATCGCGGGCGCCCGGCCACCACTTCTCGCTTGATCGCGGCTGCACGCACGATTCCATCTTCTGGCAGAGGGCGATGCAGGACGACGGGCAAGCGAAACCAAATGGGAGCGCGGCGGAGGCTACCCACGCGTAGGGCGACCTCATGACGTGCCTTTGGGTTTTTCCGTCCTGTCGCTCGGATCTCTTCCTCACTCAGGGCACGTAGCTGCAAGCGTGTATCCTCGCCGAAGACCTTCTCGACAGGCAGTCCCGTTTGATAGCGTATGGAAACCTTTCCTTCCCCGCGAAACGCATGAAACCGCAACCCCGTCCGGCTGCGCTGCCGTGCCGTATCGTAGCTTGCCAAAACATCATCGTAATTACACCAATACAACTCTGCCGCATGGGTTGCTTGTTTCATGGCTGTAACGCGCTGTTGGTTTAACTCGGTGAGCTGAGATTTGCGCTCCGCTACCCGTTCTTTGCGTTTGGCCTTGGCGATGGCGATGGACCCGTTCAATTGCACTTTTGTGGCTGCGATCTCAGTTTTCAGCTCGCTCACGTCCACTTTGGTGGACCGCGCGGCTTGGCGCTTCTGTTTGATGGCCGTGCGCAAATCTTGCAAGGTTTCGAGGGCTTGGGTCACGGGAGCCTGCTCTTCCGGCTCACTCAAGAGTTCTGCTGCCTTTTGGCGATGTGTCGTTTCGACCTCAACCAAGGCGTTCCACAGCCGGTTGCGCCGCCGCATTTGTTCCATTGCTTCTGCTTCGCCAGCGATAGGGCGAAGGCAACCATATTCATAGACGCGTATCATAGTCAGGCCGTCCCCGCAGCTTGCCGCTTACGAAATCTGCGCACCGTTGCGCGGTTCTTGCATTTCGCGCACTCGCCGCACGTGCAGCTCGGTGCTCGCCCGCCGCGCTTATGCTTGCGCAGCGCGGCCAGGGCGCGGGCGATCTCACTCTTCTCCGTCTTCGTCATGGCCGTTATCTCCGTCGCCGTCCCTCTGTTCCAGATCGCGCAGCCGCGCTTCGTGATCGAAGAGCATGACCCGCGCAATCCGCGTAAAGATGCGAATCTCGCGGCTGAGCTTCTTTAATTCCTGATCGGTCTTCTGCTGCGCGTGAAGCAGATGCTCGACGCTCTCGGCCAGCGCCTCATGACGCTCGACCAGTTTTTCCAGTCGTTCGTCGATCGTCATAACGACTGGCACACTTCGAGATCGGATTTGGTCATCGCTCCACCTCAATCGTCGCCTCTGCCCGTACGTCTTGTTGTTCTGTGTCGCGCCAGGCGATTGCTCCAAACAGGTCTTCAGCGTCGCGCTTCGCGCTCGCGACCGAGCCCGCATTGCGCGTGCTCATGAACAACCTTCGTCCGTCCGAGGCGATGAGCTTGCAGCGATACCGGCCGGATTTGTGCAACTCGCTCATGCGGTCGCGCTCGATCGAGAGGTGGATAGTCATAAGCGCTGAGGTCTTTTAATCCAGCTTGATATGCGCCTTGATTTTAAAGATCTGTTCGCTCCAGCGCGTCATGTCGCCTTGGATCACTTCGAGTGTGTGTTCGATGCGATCCAGGCGGCGGTTTGTTTCCTTACCGCCCGCGACGTAAGCAAAAATTGCTCCGCCTAGCACCAACACAGCCGAAATCACCACTCCGCACGCCGCGATGATAGCGATCAGCACGTTGTCAGTCATTAGCGCTCTTGCTCGCCAACTGTGGCGGCCCAGGCGTCCAGACCCGCTTTTACCGCTTCGTGAAAGTCCCAGCCGCTCGCGAGGGAATCGAACTTTGCACCGCGCCGCAAATCGCGGCCGTCCAGCTCGGCAGCGATTGCTTCGTCCGTTTTCTCGTCGGTCAGTGCGTTGAAATCGGGGTGTTCGTCGTACCACTCGTTCTTCGCTGCGACTTCTGCATCGCATACCTTCGCTTGATCGTCATCGAAGCGCTGCTCGCCTACAGCGAAGTACCAGCCGTCCTCGTCTTGCGCCGCCCAGGCAAGCGAGCCGTTCTCCATTTCCCGCAGCGTCTCTTCCGCCTCTTCCAGCGTCTCATTCCATGAACGCAATGCGATGTCGTTCGTCTCACGTGACGCGCCTTGTCTGCATTCCTCGATCAGATCGATCAATTCCTGCTTCGCAATGCGATTCCAGCGCTCCGCATCCGGAGCTGCTTTGTACTCTCGAATCATCTGTGCCATTTGTTATCTCCTTCTCCAAGGGGAGAGCGTTTGCTCGCTCTCTCTGTTTATAGATTACAACAGCGCAGTAGTCATCGCAACTAGGAAAATCTATAGCATTGGTGCAAGCACGGTGTTTCACGCTCGTCCGCTTTCGTGTATGCTGTTGATAATTCAGCCCGGCGAGCGCACGCCGTAAAACCAATGCGTGTCCTGTAGCGTTTCTACCCCTGTTTCAAAATTCGAAAATCCGGCTGTTTCGTGACGGCGAATATGTCGGCGTGCGCACCCGCTCGACGATTGAGGCTCTCTATGCGCGCGGCCTCGTCACGCTCGAACACAACGCCAAGGGCGCCATCGTGGCCGCTCACGAGCGCCATCTGCGGAAGCTCGATTCTGTTGACAGAATCCAGCTAGCAGGAAATGGTCACGGTTCGTCCTCAGGTCATCTTGCTCCTACCCGCTATTCCTTCGAAGACACTTCGATCGAAGGCCGTCCCTGGGACCTGAAGCGGCTGAACGGCAAGCGCAGCGGGCTGCATTACGCCCCACCAGAAGTGCAACCGATCTTTCTGCGCGTGGTGCTGGAATGCCTGGCGTAACCATTGACCACGACGTAGGCTTGAAGCTCAAGATCAAATGCCTTGAGGGCACCTGGCGCGTGATTCTGCCGGTGACACACCCGAACTGGGTCGACATCGCGCGGATTCCACATGCCAGCTACCGCGAGGCGCTGGAGGCGGCCCGAATGTGGGCGGAGGCGATCGAGCGGAAAGCCCTCTCGGCATGAAGCAGAAACGGTCCAAAAAGCTCACCGAAAAGCAAAAATTGTTCGTCGCAGAGTATTTGGTCGATCTGAACGCGACAAAGGCTGCTGTTCGAGCAGGTTACACAGAAAAGACCGCACGCATTCACAGCTCGAAAATGTTAGCAAATGCTAACATTCAGCAGCTCATTTCCGAGAGCCTCCGCAAACGCACGGACAAGCTCGAAATCACCTCCGAACGCATCCTTTCCGAACTCGCCTACATGGGCTTTTCGAACATGCTCGACTACATCGGCACAACCGAGTTCGGTGACGCGTATGTGGATCTCTCCAGCCTGACCCGCGAGCAAGCCAAGGCGATTCAGGAAATCACGGTAGAGGCCTACACGGAAGGACGCGGCGAAGACGCGCGGGAAATCAAACGGACCAAGTTCAAGTTGGCGGACAAGCGCGGATCGCTGGAACTCCTGGGTAAGCATCTGAAGCTCTTCACCGACCGGCACGAGCACCACTTGGATCTGGATGAACTCTCCGATAATCAGCTCCTCGACCTGCTCGCCCGCCTCGAGGGCCAGAGTCGCCGATTGGCTCTACTCCGAGATTCTGGCGCGGCGCGCACGGCAGGCGGAGCGGAAGCGCTACAGTGACTCGCTCGCCCGCTATGTGGAAGCTGCCTGGCCGCTGCTCGAACCCGTCACGCCGCTCATCGCCGGCCGCCATCTCGACGCGCTATGCGAATATCTGACCGCCGTCACACTGGGCCAAATCCGTCGGCTGATCATCAACATCATGCCGCGGGTCGGCAAGTCGAGCGCGGTTTCCGTGCTGTGGCCCACCTGGGAGTGGGCGCGCGACCAGGCCACCTCCCGTTGGATGTTCGCCACCTATGCGGCCGATTTGAGCGTCCGGGATTCGGTGCGGCGCAGAAACGTCATTCAATCGGAATGGTTCCGCGGGTATTGGGGCGTGGATGTCCAGCTTTCGGCCGACGTGAATTTGAAGGACGAGTATGTCTCGACACATGCCGGCTCGATGTTCTCCACCTGGATCGGGGGCGGTACCGGCCGCGGCGGCAAGCGCCTGGTCATCGACGATCCGCATTCCCCGAAAAAAGCCTTGTCTGATGCCGAACGCGAAACGGCGGTCACCTACATTCGCAACGTGCTGATTTCGAGACTCGATAATCCGGCGACCGATTCGATCGTCATGATCATGCAGCGGCTGCATGAGAACGACGCCACGGGCGAGCTGCTGGCGGACGGCGGCTGGACGCATCTCGACCTGCAAGCCGAGGCGGAGGACCGCACCATCATTTCGATGCCGCTGTCCGGTGTCGATTGGATCCGGGAAAAAGGGGATCTGCTCGAGCCGGTCCGCTTTCCGAAGGAAGTTCTCGGGAATCTGCAGCGTGAAATGGGCTCGGCTGCGTATTCCGGCCAATACCAGCAACGGCCGGCGCCGAAGTCGGGCATCCTGTTCCAGCCGGGCTGGTGGCAGTTTTATAAAACCGCTCCCGCCTTCGACTTTGTTGTTCTCAGCGTCGATTGCGCGTTTAAAGACTACAAAACGAGTGACTACGTCTCCCTCGAGGTGATTGGCTTTGTGGGCCCCAAAGCTTACCTCATCGAGAAGAAAACTGAACATCTCGGCTACTCGGCGACCAAAGCGGCGATCCGCTCGATACGAGCGGACGATAAACGCATCTCACACATTCTGATCGAGGATGCAGCGAACGGGCCGGCCGTGATCGAAGAACTGTCACGCGAGATCCCGGGCATCATTGCGCTGAAGCCGGAGGGCGGCAAAGTGGCGCGTGCGCAGGCCGCGACGGCCGATGTGGAAGCCGGCAATGTTTATTTGCCGGAGAACAAAGCCTGGACTCATCAATGGGTCACGCTTTTCAGTAAGTTCCCGAACGTGAAGAACGACGACGACGTGGACGCCTTCAGCCAGGCCATGAACTGGCGCCGCAAACGGACGCTGCCGAAAGTCTACCGCTTGTATAGCAAGAGCCCCAGCGAAGAAACCGAATGAAGCAGGGCCGTCCCATCACCTGGAAGGATCGCGCCAAATTTGCTTGGCGGATCCTAACGAAATCCTCTGCGATCGCGCCTTATATTGCGCGCATGTATGGCAACCGGGCGGTCTGGACGGGAGGCGACTACACTTCACTCGTACAAGCGGGTTTTGTGCGCTGCGGTGATGTCTATTCCTGCATCACCACCATCCTGATTGCCGGCCGGCAATTGCGGATCGGTCTCTATCAGGGAACCGAAGACGACAACGAGGAGCTGACCGGTTCAAATTTTCCATTGGCGCAATTGATGCGGCGGCCGAACCCCGCGCAATCGCTGGGGGACCTGCTCGAATACACGGTGGGCTATCTGCTCTGCGGCGGCAATTGTTTCCTCGAAGCCGTACGTCCCTTCACTAGCCGGCCGCCGAATGAACTCTACACGCATCGGCCCGATCTCATCCAGGTTTACCTGACAAACGATGTCGCGACTTCGTCCACACTCATCGATCACTATGGTTTGATTGGAACGCAGATTCGCTGGTCTCCCGAAGACATGGGCCACGCGAAGCTATTCAATCCGCTTGAGCCCTGGTACGGCATGTCGCCGCTGCGGGCCGCCGCCTATGGGATTGACACGATCAATGAATCGAAACACGTCCAAAAATCTCTTTTACAAAACTCGGGACGCCCGCCGGGCATTCTGCAAGCCAAGGCGGATCTGACGCCCGAGCAGCAGGATCAGCTCAAACGCGACCTGCGCGATGAGTATATGGGGAGCGCCGCCGCCGGCACGCCCATGGTGGTGAGTGGAGATTTTTCCTGGCTGGGCCAGGCGTTTTCGCCCGAGCAGATGCAGGCGCTCGAACTGCGGGGCCTCGAAAAGCGTGACATCGCCGCTATCTTGCATGTACCGCCCGAGCTGGTCGGCGATACGCAAAACAAGACCTACAGCAATTACCAAGAGGCGCGGAAGGGTCTCTATACCGAAGCGGTCCTGCCGCTGTGGGATCTCGTGTGCGGATTCCTGACGCTGTGGCTCTGCCCGCAATTTGGAGAGAATCTTTTCCTGGCGGTCGATCGGGATTCGGTCGACGCCCTGCAGGAAGATCGCGAAAAGACCTGGAACAGGGTCTTCGGAGCCGTCGATCGCGGTCTCATCGATCGGGATGAAGGACGGCTTGAACTCGGCTATGCAAAGCGCACAGAGAAAATTGCCGGCCAATTGACCGTAGGCGCGGGGACGGTCTTGCTCGAGGAACTGGCGCTGCCGCCGGACCAGCCGCCGATGGAAGGCGTACCGCCGCCCCAGTTGTTGAACGGGAAACCGGTCGCGGCCGTGCAATGATGCTGGTGACAGACTGGAGCGCCATCGCCGCCGCGGCCTACGAAGCCTACGGTCAAGTGACCGATCACAAGAACTATCAGCAATTGCCGATGCCCGAGTGGGAACAGTTGCCGCCGCGGATCCAGGAAGCCTGGCAGGAAGCGGTGAAGGAAGCCGTACGTCTGGTCCAGGAAGCGGAGCCGAAGAATGACTAGCCTGCGTACGGGTCGGGCCCGGGGCCGCTACTGGCAACAGATCGATCGCCGGCGTAAGGTCTGGGTACACCGCGGAGCTGCCAAAGCCGCTGAGCGCTTTGGGCAGGAAGGCCAGTATGTAACGTATGTTTTTTATCGGGCGGGCGTCGAGGCAGCCTTGACGGCGGTCACAGCACATGCGCCGCAATGGCTCGACTATTACGCCAAGCTCTATCACGGTGTCGCGGGCGAGTTCGGCGAACACATTCTGGGTCAGATCGAGGCCGCAAAGTCACACTCGAAAAGCGTCAGTGACCTGTTTCGCTCGGCAGTAAATAGCTGGCTGGTCCGGCACGGAGCGCGGCGCGTGAACGATTTGACAGCTACCAGCCGGGAGGTACTGGCGAACGATCTGGCGCAGGGAACCGCGGCGAACGAAAGCATCCCGCAGCTCGCCGGCCGGATTCAGGGCCGCTACAACGATTGGTCCCAAACGCGGGCGCGCACGATTGCCCGCACGGAAGTGATCGCGGCTTCGAATCTGGGTAGCTATGAAGCCGCGCGGGCCTCCGGGATCCCGCTCGATAAGGTTTGGGTGGCGACCAACGACGATCGGACACGGCCGGCGCATGCGGCCGCCGACGGCCAGAAACAACATCTGGATGAATTCTTTCTCGTCGAGGGCGAGCAGTTGCTGTGGCCGGGGGATAGTTCACATGGAGCGACCCCCGACAATACGATCAACTGCCGGTGTACGGTGGGCTATCAGGCGGCTTGACGTAATTAATAATTATCGGAAGCGGCTATTCGTTCGGACGATTGACGGATTCCGAAAACTGTTGTAACGAGTCCTGTAATTTTTTGAGCAATTGCCGGATAGCGAGGGGACTCTCAGAACCAATCGGCAGATGCAAGGCGGGCTGCAAGGCCAGAATCGTTTCGAGAGACTTCAAAATAATGCGCCATTCGGAAACGGCAAGGACCGCGATGAGTTTTTCGTCACTCGGGGGCATTTCTCAATCCTCGTCGATCTTCACTTCTGCCGGAATCTTTTCAGAATCCAGGTCCAACAGTTGAAGCGTCCCGGCGATCTTCGCGTGCAGATCGAAAGAGCCCACACGATGCAGCGCCATGAGAATCTGGCTCCACTCTCTGAGCGACAGGGGAATATTGATTTTCGTCTCAGGCGGCATCCCTCTGATTATCAGGCTAAATTTTTGATTTGACGGCGCCGCTGTATTTGCTTTTTTGGTCCTGGAGTTTCTAAGACTCGCGTTGTGGTTGCACTGATCATCACGGCGATTCTCATCTTTCTGGTTCTCATATGGGTGCTCTGGAGCTTAGGAAAGTTATGATCCGGCGTCGCTTTCTCTGGCTCTTGTCCGCATGGCCAGCCGAGGCCGGACTACTCGATTGGCGCATTCATGAAATGGCCCGCCATGTGTGCGCGAACGGTCCGGTCATGATGCTGATTGTCACAGGCCGGCTCTGGAGATTGACCGATAGAGAGCGCGAATTCCTAGATCAGGCTGCGCAGGAGATGAACAACCTGGAGAGGCCCGCGGCCGGAAAGCGCTTTCCGGCGAAGGAGTAACACGCGATGCTGCACAAAGCGTTTTGGTTTGAAATCAAACAGACCTCCGACGAAGGAAAGATTCTCGGGTATGCCTCGACGTTTAACAATGTCGACGAGCAAGGGGATGTCGTGCGGCCGGGTGCCTTTCTCGATACGATTGCCGCGACCGGCGGCCAGGTGCCGATGCTCTGGCAACACCGCACCGCCGAGCCGATCGGCAAGACTACATCGCTTCAGGAAAACACCAACGGCCTTCTGATGGAGGGCGAGCTTCTCATGACCCTGCAGCGCGCCCAGGAAGCACTGTTGCTCATCAAAGAAGGCATCGTCAAGGGCCTTTCCATCGGCTACGACCCAACCAAATATGCCTATCTCGAAGACGGAGTCCGGGAACTGCTCGGCATCAAGCTCTATGAGATTTCGCCGGTGACCTTTCCGGCCAACGAACAGGCGCAGATTCTTTCTGCCAAAGATCTGAGAACCATACGGGATTGGGAAAGCTTCTTGCGGGACGCGGGGCTTCCTACTGCCTTGGCCAAAGCGCTACTGGCCGAGGGCTATGGCGGTATTCAAAAGCACACGCGGGACGCTGTGCCGGCGGATATCGCGAAGGCAATTGAAGCGCACTTACTCGACATCAGCATGGAGGCTATCTATGGACTACAGTGAGCTGACCCGACTACTCGATCAGCACAAGCAATCAATCACCACCCAATTAACGGAAACCAAGCAGGCCCTGCAGGAGATCAAGGCCAAGGGTTATCTCGATCCGGAGACAAAGGAGAAGCTCATCAAGCTCGAGGCGAAGGGTGAGGAAATCGGCAACGCCTATAAGGATTTTCGCGAAAAAGACTTCAAGACGCTGCAGGACGAAAACAAGCAGATGCGCAAGGACCTTGACGAGGTTGCGACGCGCTTGAACCGGAAATCGATTCCCGGCGCTCCGGGTTTTGAGGGAATGAAGACCTACGGGGAAGCCTTCACGGACAGTTCGGTCTTCAAGGAATGGCATAAGCGCGGCAAGCAAGGCCCGGTCAGTGTGGAGTTCGCCAAGGGTCATTTCCAAATCGGTGTACCGTTTACGCCCGGAGTGAAAGCCGATGGCACGGCTGGCGGTGGAGTCACTATCACGCCAGGGACTTCCGGGGCGCCGGGGGCTCCGGCACTGCAAGCCGCTCCCGCCTATGGCCCACAACCCGTTCCGTCACTTTTTCCGAGCGGCCAGTGGTTTCCGGTGGCGCCTACGCTCGTGCCCGGTATCCAGCGCCCGCCCGATTGGACACCAACGATGCGCTCGATTATTCCCAGCGCACCCACCTCGAGCGACTCCATCCGCTACTTGCGGGAGAAAGCGCCGTATGATTACTCGACCTACACCGCCGACTATCAGGTCCAGTACGGCGACAAAAAGAAGCTGTCGACGCTCGCCTATGAAGTGATGGCATTGCCCGTCGTCACAATCGCCCACTACATCAAGGTCCCAACCCAAATGCTCGATGATGCTCCCATGCTGGCCGGCGATATCAATAACCGGTTGCTTATCGGCATCGATCGCAAGGAAGACTACGAGATCCTCTACGGCGACGGCGCGGCCGGGCATCTCTACGGCATCGTGCCGCAGGCGACTCCGTTCGACAAAGCCGCCTTTGATGCGGCAGTGACAAACGCCACCGCGATTGACTATTTCGCCGGCATGCTGATGCAGCTCGCCGCCGGGCGTTACGTCGCAACAGCCGCCGTCGTCAGCAACTCCGCCTGGTGGAATATGGCGCTCATGAAAAACGCCATGGGGATGTATATTCTGGGCGGCCCGCAGGCGACCACGCCTCTTTCTCTGTGGGGAACGCGCGTGGTGCTGAACCCGATGATGAATCCGGGCAGCGCCCTGGTCGGTGACTTCGCAACCGGCGCCGAGATCTTCGACCGCATGACGGCGAATATCCAGGTCGCGAATCAAAACGAGGACGACTTCATTCGAAACCTGGTCACCATCCGCGCCGAAGAGCGGCTGGCATTGGCGGTCTTTCTGCCCGACGCTTTTGTGTATAACGCCGGCCTCTCCTCGCAGACGGTTTCAGCCTTTGGGCAGCAACTACCCAAGCCACCGCACGCCGATCACGAATCCGATGCCTCACGCACAGCGGAACCGGCGAAGCCAACAAGAAAATAACTTACGTCGCATAGACGAAGAGGGCGGAGCTGTATGAAAAAACCTCCAAAACGAACCATCTCGCTCCGCCCTTCTTTCTCGGAAAGGAACGCCATGAAAACCGATTACACAAACAAGGGAAACGCGCCGCACGAAACAAAGCAGCCGAAGCCGGATCCCAAACCCGAACCAAAACCCGAGCCCGAACCGAAACCCGAAAAGGAACCCGATGCTCCAGGACGTGAAGGTGACGACGCCGGCGGCGATCCCGCTGACGCTGGACGATCTGAAACTGAACGCGCGGGTGAACGGCCAGCCGGACGCGACGCTGTTAACCGATAAGGCCGCGGCGGCGGTGGCTGCATGCGAGCGGTATACCTCGCGGCCTCCCTATCGCCAATCCTACGAGGCCTTCTACGACTGTGATGCGCAGGAGCGCATTTTGAAGGTTCCACGCTGGCCGCTGACGAAAATCCTCGCCTTTGAGCTGCAAGCGAGCGATGGAACCTGGAGCCAAATGGCTTCCGGAACGTATCAACTCCTGGGCGCGCGCATCTATCTTTACCCCAGCGGCCTGGCGCTCAATGATGCTTTTATCCGCAACCTGACGCCCTTTGATCTGAGTTACCGCGATGGCGGATTGGCGGAGGGAAGCCAGGCGCATTTCTACTACCGGATTCAGTTTGAAGCGGGCTATGACCAGATCGAGAACCCCATGCCCGGTAACATGCTGCAGGGCATTTATCAATTGACGAGCTGGCTCTATGACCACCGCGACGGCGAGGCCTCGGATCCGAGTCCCGAGAATGTGGTGAATAATCTGCCGCCCACGGTGCGGACGCTCTGGTATCCGCTGCGCGTGCAATGGCTCTGAAGGGACAGTTAACGGGAGACGAACGGGCTGCTGTGCAAGCCCTGCGCGACGTTGCGGACGGGAGGATCTCCTACCGCGAAGGAAAACGCCGTTTCGAAGGGAACCCAAGAAAGCTGCTCACGTTATCGGGAGCCATGCGTATTCTCGGCGAGGCTGCTCTCTTGATCGTCGCCTGGCAGAACGCACACTGGTCGGTGGCGACGATTCTGACCCTCGTGACCATTCAAATAGAACTGATGGTGCGGTTTGGCGAGCGTCCTTGAAGCGTCCGAGTTGCGTGATACGGCGGTTTTCTATCAGCGCCAGGCGGTCGATGATGGCGCCGGCGGTCAGGTCGAAACCTGGGCGGAATTTCATCGCGATTGGGCCAAAATTACCCCGCAAGCGCTGCCGGAGCGCTATGCCGGCGAGCAGATGGCGATTGAGGCGACCTACAAAATCGAAATCCGGCGGCCGCCCATGGGAATCACGCATCAGAACCGGGTGGAATTGCCCGAAATCGTCGACGCGAATCCGGATGGCAGCCCGAATCTGCTGGACATTCGCAGCGTGGTCTGGGGCTTGACCCAATTCACGATTCAGGCGGATCAAATCGCGCGTGGAAGAAACGGTACAAGTACAAGGGCTGCCCGAAATTAAGGCGACCTGGGACAACCTGCGCGGTTGGCCCGACTGGATCCGCCGTGAGTTTACCGTCACCGCTTTCGACATCCAGGCGCGTGCCCAGCGCGCCGCGCCCGTTCGCACCGGGCGGTTGCGGGCTTCGATTGCGGTGATCAACAATCCACCGCAAGGCGGCGTGGTCGGGGTGGGTGTGAACGTGAATTACGCGGGCTTTGTCGAATACGGAACACGGCATATGCGGCCGCGGCCCTACTTCTGGCCCTCCGTCGATCTCGCGATGGAAAATTTCTACGCGCGCCTCGCCACGCTCATCGGTGGAAGGGCGGCATGAACCCGCGCTTCCCAGCGAGGCGAAGACGCAAAGAATGAGCCCGGATCTCTTCGATATCCAGGTGGCCCTGGTCGAACGCATGCGCAACGAAAGCCTGCTCATGAGCCGCGTCTCGGGCGTGTATGACTATGTGCCCGACGACGCCCAGTATCCCTATGTCGTCGTCGATCAACTGAATGCCGTTCGCGATGGGATGATTTCGCAGAGTTCCTCTCTCTCGATCCAGCAGCTCCTGACGGCGCTTTCTACCGACGATGCGAGCGAAAAGGGATTCCGCCAGGTGCGCGAGATCGGCTCGTGCCTGATTGCGCTGTTCGAAGCCAGGCCCCTCATTGTGACGGGTTGGGCCAGTGGTCTGAAGCGCCAACTCCAGACCGCTATCGCAGCGGCCTCCATCCGCCGGGTAGACGACAAGCTTCGCGCGGCCTTGGTGACCGTGCAGATCTTCGGTTTTTAACGCAGAAAGGAAGGGTTTTCTATGGCCACAACACTGACAGCCGATATGGATGCAGTTACAACCACTGCCGCCTTAAATGCAGGGCATGATCCGGTAAAAGCAAACGACATCTTGCAAATCGATGCGGAAAAAATGAAAGTGACATCGATTGCAGGGGACCCGATTCTCACTGTGACCCGGGCGCAGGCGGGCACGACCGCGGCAGCGCATACGACGGGTGCGAATGTCGGGATCACATCCGGCGGCGCGAGCATCTGTGAACAGATTGCGCCGGGTGGCACCTATCCGGGCTTCATGCCGGTGCCGGCGTATGTCTATCTCGGCACGTGTGCCGATAGCTCGAGCGAGCCGACCTGGCAGGAGATTTCCAACGTCGAATCCGTGACGATCGCTTCCCCGTCGACCGCCATGCTCGATGTGACGAATTTGAATAATCCGAGCCGCATCGTGCAGCAGATTCCTGGTCTCACCACGCCGGGAGATGTGACCCTGACGGTCAACTACTGGCCGGACGATCCCACGCATGATGAAACGACGGGTCTGATTCATCTCTCGCAGACGAAAGAAATCCGGCCCTATCGGGTGGTGTGCAACTACGATTTGACCGATCCATCTAAGCAGCTTGTCGTCACGTTTGCCGGGTCGGTGACGGGTCTGCCCCTGAATTTCCAGGGCACCGCTGTCATGAAACTGGTCGCGACCATCAAGCAGTATGGAGCGATGACAGTGGAACATGGTCAGAACGTGATGCCGGTTTCCGAAGGCAAGCCCGCGACCTTGAAATTCGGCGGATCGACCCTGGGCGCTCCGACAGGCTCTCCGATCCCGACAAGACCCGTTCCCTCCATGCCATTGGCCAATGCGGTCCAAAGCTCTCCGATCCAGGCTTAACCTATGCCACAACGACAACCGAAGAAAATCGATCCCGTTCCGATCTTCCTCGCCGACGGCAAGGAACGGCATCTCTACTACACCTTCGAAGCCGCCGAAGTGATCGAGAAGGCGAATCAGGACAATTTGCCCAAAACGCGCCAGATGATTGTTATGTTGCATGCCGGCCTGGTTCATGACGAGCCCGATCTCACGCTTGAAAAGGTCCGTTCGCTCTGCGAGATGGCGAATGCGGAGTATTACAACGAGTGCATCCAGGAAGCGCTGAACCTGCAGCAGGCAAACCCTACGCCGGCGCCGGAGGCGGACGCGATTCCCTCGGCGCCCGTCAACGGCCAGGCTCGACTGACTGGTACGAATTAGTCGGATTCGCGCGCCTGCACCTGCATGTCCCGCAGGAGGAATTCTGGCAACTCACCCCGCGGCTCTTCTACGAGATGGTCGAACTCTGGCGTCGCTCGAATGAACACTGGGAAGCGGTGATCGGGCAGATTACCTTGCTGTTCTATCACGCAAACAAGAACTCTGAGGCGCCGGATTTGACGTTGCGGGACTTCACCCCTAGCGCGAAGGCGTGGATCGAACCGGGCGCGCCTGGCGCGCACAGGCGGCCGGAATACGCGACCATGGGCGATCTCGACCGCTTCCTGAAGGGTATTCCCGGCATGCGGGTCCATAGCTGAAGCAGATGAGCCCGCGATTTTGAGCGAGGCGAAGACTCCAATATGGAAACCTGGGAACGAGTCATCAACGTCATTCTCGGCTTGAAGACGGATCAGTACGCATCCGCTCTGGCCTCGATCACGAAAGGCACGGATGCCGCCATGGCGAGCGTCCAGAAGTCCATGGGCACGGCGAACGTCTCGATGGACGGCGTGACGCAGGCGGCGGGCGCTACCTCTGCCGCCATGCAGGAGATCGCGAAAACGAGCGCGGTGGCCGGCATGGGCATGGATGCCGCTGCCAAGGGTACCAGCTCCACCACGGCGGCCATGATGGCGTTGAATGCGTCCACCACCGCGGCCGGGAGTGGACTCGGGTTGGTTTCCAATGCCGCCGCGAGCACGGCGAAAGCCACCGAATCGAGCGCCGCGGCGATGAAGACGGCCAGCGTGAGCGCCGAAACGCTGGGCAGCTCGGCCGCGAAAGCGGCGGAAGCGACGGCGGCGAGTGCAACGAATCTGCAGAAAGCTTCCGGCTCGATCCAGCAGGCTGGCCAAACGGCCTCGAGTGCCAGCTCGTTCTTCCAGAATCTCGGAACGCGCGTCAGCTCTCTGATTCCGGGTCTCGGCAGCCTGGTCACGGTTGCCGGCGGCGTCGCGACGGGATTCGCCGGCATGCAGATCGCCGAAACGGTAGGCACCTGGCTCTTGAATACCGGGACCAAGGCGCTCGCCGCATCCGATGCGTTCAAGTCGATCAATAAGGCAGTTGGGGACGCGCAGGCAGCCTTTCAGGCAGCGGCCGGGAAGGGCATCGAGACGCTGGCGACAGCCATTACCCAGTTGCTGGGTCCTTCGCTCGAAAAACTGGTCTCCTGGGTGACCGAAGGGCTGAAATGGGTGACCGCTTTCGGCGATTGGTTCCAGAAATCGGGCATTCTGACCAGTGCCGCTAAGAGCTTATTCGACCAATTGGGCTTAGGGTTCAACAACGTAAGCACGACTGCGAATTCCACACTGGCGGGCATACTAGAAGCGCTCGGCATTCTTGGAACTAAACTCGATGCGAATGGACGGCAAGTCATCGATTGGCAGGCTACCTGGGCGAAGGCCTGTAAGGCTATCGAAGATTCAGTCGTAGCGCTGCTAGCCGTGGTCGCTGTGGCTTCGGACCAATTGACCGGCCAATTGAACGATGCCAATGACAAGGTACAGCAGATGGGGAAGAAACATCATGATGCTCTCGTCAAGCTCTTTGATTTGCTGCCCGACAAGATCAAAAAGACCTTTCACGATATGGGCGATGATTTCGGCTATCTGTTTGGAAAGATCGGGGCTGGCCTCAATAGCGTCAATGAACAATCGAACAAGGGAGTCTTTTCGCCGGACCTAGCCCAACAATTCAAGGACAAAAAGGCCGCCATACAAGGCTTTTTCGATAGTGTCGGCGAGGGCGTATCGAAACAGAAAGCGCTCAATGATGCCGCCCAGAAAACAACGCAGGCCATCCAGGGGCAAACAGCGGCGATCGACCAGTTAGCCACGACGCACGCCCGAGATTTCGCGAAGCTCTATAAAGACTGGCAGGACTTTCTCGACTTACAGCGAAAAGTAAATGCGGCGGTGGCGGCTTTTATCCCGACGTATGAACAGGCCGATAAGGTCTTTCAACAGATGGGCCGGGATGCGGTCTCGAGCCTCGATCGCGTCACGCAGGCCATGAATTCGCTCAAGTTTGCGACCGACAAAGACATCGATGACATGGTCTACAACGTCAAAACCGGTTGGGAAAAGCAAGTGTCGCTCGCCGGCACATCGACGCAGGAAATCATGCGGCTCAACAAAGTCGCCTGGGATCAGATTGTACAGATCGTGCAGACGCAGTGGGCCACCATGAACGAGACGCAGCGCCAGGCCATCGCGCAGGCCGGGGACGAGATTCAGAAATCAGCCGCCAAATATAACCAGATCCTCGGCAAAACCACAACCGATACCGCGAAGGCGACCGATGATCAGTCCAAGCTCTGGCAGCAGTGCGCGCAGAACATGAACCGCGCCATCAAGCAGGCAGCCTCGGACATCACGGATACGCTCTGGTCGGGCGACAAGAGTTTCGGAGAAGTCACCAAATCGATGTTGACCGATATCGGCAAGATGTTCACGCAGACATTCGTGCAGACCGGTCTCCAGGCGGTTCAGAAATTTGTGACGGATGGCACGAAAGGCTTGCAGGATTTCTTCAAAAACATGGGTGGCCTTGGCGGGCTCTTCGGCGGCGGCGGATCCACCACTGTGCAGACGGGGACGCAAACGGGAACTGGCACAGGCAGCAGTGCCGCCGGGGCCTTATCCGGCATCGGCGGGGCGGTCAGTCTGGTTTCAGGCGCGGTTTCCGCCATCAGCGGCGTAATCAGCAATTTTCAGCTCAAAGGCCAGACAAAGGTCATGGAAAACACGCAGCAGCTGACGGGCATGATCTTTTACGATGTCCATGGCTTGGCCATCGAGGGCATTGCGTATTTCCATTTCATGGAAAAGTGGGTTTTCGCGTTTGCCAGCAAACTCGATACCCTGGTGAGCGGCGTAGCCGGCCTCGTGAGTCGCATCGACCGCGATATCATGCCCATCCTGCGTGATTTTCGTTTCGATGTGGTGGGCCGTATCGACCGCGACATCATGCCGGCGCTGCGAACCATGGCCGGTTTGGGCGGCCTTGCTAGCGCAGCCCCCAGCTTCAACCTTCAGCCCATCATCGACAGTTTCCAGAGCGCGATTTCCTCCATCCAGTCCTCTTTCAGCTCAATTTCATTGGGCAATCTGAGCATCGATTTGTCGCCCTTGGTTTCCGTCATGTCCGATGTCCGCGCAGCACTCTCACAAGGCGCTTTGCGGCCAAATGTCGTGTTGACGGTCCAAACCGGCGTCTCGACACAGCAAGTCGCCAATGAAATCGTGCGGCAGCTGCAATTGGCTGGCGTGATCCGTTGAAATTCGATATCTACATCAACGGCGTGCGCCTCGATAGCTGGACACGGGCGCAGATTGTCTTGGATGCGGCCTATAACACGAATGCATCATTTACCGCCTGGACGGCGGGCACGGGACCATGGTTGACCAATCTTTCCAAGGTCCGGATTACGGGCCGGGAGTGCCGGCCGGAAACCGCGAGCTGGGGATTCGAGGAAACGAACGATCTGGACGCCTGGTCTCTCGCCGGTTTGACGAGCGCGGGCATCGATTCAACGCAATCGGCCTACGGCATGGGGTCCTGGGCGTTGAACTGGAGCGACCCGGCAAATGCGGCGAAAATCTATCGATCGTTTTCCGCGCCGGAGAACATGCACGGCCTCGTGTTCTGGGGCTGGCTGAACCTCGCGTATCGGCAACCGACCTTCAAGCCGCAAGTGACCGTCCAGGCCTATGCGCATAACGCGGACGGTACCGAATGGACGTCAGGCTTGGCCGTCGTTCCCGAAAGCAGTGCGTGGAAAGCGATCGGGCTGCGGATCGCGCCCACGCCAGCGATCGAGAAGTATCCGACGCAAATCAGCGAGTGGGGCTTTCGCCTGCAATTTGCCGATCCGATCCCGCCGGCCTTGCGCGGGCAGTTACTCTTTACCATCCATCTCGATTCGATCGAATTATGCGGCCGGGTGTATTCGCAAACGATTACACTGCCGCCATTCCGTGCGGATACGCCGGCGGGATGTCTGCTGCCCTTCAGCCCGCATCCGTGCCAGCAATGGAACAGTTTCACTTGGGCCGATGAGCTGCATGTGAAGCCCACCGATTCCGGTTGGTGCCCGACGGGCGGCCTGTGGAATCAGTTCACTTGGGCGAGTGAACTGAATGTGAATCCGAATGACGTGCAATGGGGATGAACCGCAAGGCGAAGGCGCAGAGTGTTGAGCCCGCGCTTCTCAGCGTGGCGAAGGCGCAGAGTGTTGAGCGCCGGCGCTATCTGTTCTCCGAGCAGGAGTACGCCTTCGTCCTACGCCATCGCCAGGCGATCGAGAAGCTGGAAAGCGCCTTGCAAGGCGGTCTGCAATTGATCGCTGACCAGCAGGGCCTGGCGGATGGAAAGTTTGTCTTGACCGCCGATCTGACGGCATTGGAGGAAGAACATGGCGTGGCCTAGTCCGGTTACTGCCGGCCAGACGGCAACGGCGAATCAATATAACGCGCTCGTCACGGCCGTGCAGACCTGGGGCGGCGATGTCGACGCGGCCGGTTATGCGCTGAAAAATCTCGGCAGCCTCGTCATCAACGCGAATGGCTCGATCGATGTCTCAGCCGGCGGCTTCTCGATCAAAGGTCCAGTCAATCTGACGGGCATCGAAGGCAATGGCGTCACGGCCACGGCCGGTGATGCAGCCGCCATCAGCCTTTACACGAAATCGGGGCAGAATCCCGCTCTGGTCAGTTCGAAGTCGATTGTAGAAGTCCGCAGCGCAGATACATCGCGGCTAATCCGCCTGTCGGCCGTGCCCGGACAGGAAGAATTCATTCAGCCCGCTTCCGGCCGATTGCGCCTCGCTTCCAGCGTCGATGTCGATACGGATCTGAGCCTGGGTGGAAAGCTGACGGTAGGCGGTGCGACGCAATTTTCCGCCCCGCAAAGTATCAGCTTCGGATCCAATTGGCAAACTTGGACTCCAAGCATAACAGCGTTAAGCCCGATGACTTTCACCGGGACGGGTTATCTTCTCAATGTATATATCCGTATTGGCCCGCTCCTCTTCTTTCATTTGAGCTTTCAAGGGAATCTCAGCGGCACCGCTTCGGGGCAAATCAATTTCAGCTTGCCCGTGCTGTTCACAGGGCCTTATGCTCAGATTTACGGCAGCGGTAATGTTGGTAGCGGCAACTCCCAAACGAACTTTATCGCGCTTGTGACCTCCTCCGGCGGCCAGGCGAACCTGCCTGGGAATGTCAACTTCGCTTTAGGAAACAATCTGGTGTTTCATTTCAGCGGTTTTTACCGCTGCGCTTGATGAATGATTCTCGTTGTCGATCGCTCGAAAGGCGCGGGCACCATCCGGTTAGCCCAATTTCCGCCCACCGATTATCGCGGCAGCGACTTCTCGATGGAAGTCGCCTGGCCCAAAGGCGGGCCTGGTGGCGACTGGTGGTTCCGCGGCCGCTTGGTGGATGCGGAAGGCTATAGCTGGTCCTCTGAAACGATCCAATCGCCGAATCCGAACGGGCCCGAACCCGCAAGCACGTATCTGATTCCCTGGCTCATCGGGCCGGACGCCTTGCCTCCCCGGATGGCGAAGACCTTCGACCCCTCCCGCGTCACGGAAATCTGGTTCGACTGCTGGCTCTCGCCGGACTTGACGCAAACGTTTGAAATCGGCGTGGACTGGGTGATTCTAGGAGCGCCAAAATTTGCGCCCTGGTCGTTGAGAACATCCACTCTGCCGGCAAGCGTGATACAAACACTTTTCGGCGGTCTCATCAGCTCCGTCCAGATGCGCGATCCCGGTGCCTCCGATGGGACGGTGACGCTGAATTACACGTGCCGCGACTACAAGTTATTCACCGATGGCCGGACCTGGAACAAAGACTACACGAATCTCGGTCTCTGGGATGACCAGATCATCAGCGAAGTGCTGACGGGCACGGGCTTGACGCCTTCGATTCTCAAACTGGGACCGATCGCGCATACGGCCGTCCTGGCTTTGAACTTTCAATATCAGACTGTCACGCAAGTTCTCGATACGATCGCCAAGGCGACGGGCCTGGTCTGGTTCATCGATGCTGACGGCACGTTCAACTATGTCGTGCCCGATTCCCAGCCCGTGATTGTCGCCTTGACGGATCAGCCAGGCGGCGATAATTTCCGCGTCGATGAATATGACGAGGACTTCTTCGCACCCGCCAATGATGTGACCTTTATCGGCGATGGCGTGACGGCGCATGTCTATGATCAGGCCTCGATCGATACCTACGGCCTGCTCCAATGGACCGATTACGACATGCGCGTCACGAAGGCGGACACCGCGCTACAATTCGCGCAGACTGATCTCGCCCGCAGCTCGACGCCGAACGAGCGCGGCCAATTCACATGCTGGAAAGTCGGCGCGAAGCCGGGAAACATCGTGCGAGCGACGGCGGCACGGTACGGCTGGAATCAGAAAGATTTTGCGGTGCAGCGTGTCGAGATGACGCAGATGGCGAATCGGGCGGCCGATACGGAAGTCGTCCTCACCGTTGGCGATTACAACCCGACGTTGGCGGATGCCATGGCGCAGATCGCAAAACAGGTCGCGACCAGCTCGGGGCCGGAAGGACCCCCAGGAGCGCAAGGCCCCGCGGGAGCGCCCGGAAAAGATGGCGAGATGGTCTGGACTTAAGATCTGCGCTGTTCACTACGTCTAGGGCAAGGAGCCGCAAACCTGGGTCACCGTTGACCACTGCTCTTTCAGTCCAGAGACATCGAATTCGACGGTGGCGGGCCGGGCCTGAAAAGGTGTGAATTCCAAATAAAAGTGCTTTGAATTCAAAAGTTGCTTGGCAAGTTTATTGGGATTTGGAGAAAACAGCGCATTGCGGCTATTGGCTTCGCCCCAATCTTCCTGAATAGGAGCACCTTCATCGAATTTGAGCCGAACGCTGGCTTTGTTAGTCCCGTATTTGGCCTCGACAACAGTCGTCGCAAAGAGATAAAGCTCTAAACCCTCCTTTTTTCCGTTGTTGCAGCGGACGTAGTTTTATTGCGCTTCATCTCCCAAGGGGCCGAATTCGACTGCCCTAGCAGAAGAGTTCCCATTAAGCCCATTAAGACTGGCAGCTTTGGATACATGGCGAGAACCTCCCTTCGCCTAGCGTATTTTCAAAATTTGTTCGACCTGACTCAAGCGCGCATCGAGCACGCCTTCGACACGTAAAAGCTCAGACTTAAGTTCGTTCCGTAACGAAGTGATTTGTTGATTGATGTTCTTATCCAGGCTCTGTATCGCATAGCGGACCCAGAAGGTGTTCAGGATCAGAGCCGTGATGGCGACAATAAGAGCGCTCGAAGCAGAGACGATCGCGACGGTTGTGTTCGTGTCCATTTACTTGGCTTCGCTATTCCTCTTGATCCATTCGTCGAAAATCTCGTCCAGGACATACCTCAGCTTCAGGCCCCGTTCGTCGGCTAGCTTTTGAAGCATTTTCCATTTCTTTTCTGATACGTTCCGCACAGAAATAGTCACCCGGCGATCCCCCGACGAATTCTTGGGTTCCTTCCTGGTCATCATTTGCAGTGTATGACATGAGTCATTCTCTGGTTGGACCATGATTGCATGTGTGATTGACAAATGTCAAGCATATGGTTACACTAGATTGAGGGGAGTTGCGTAAATGCACTGTGAATGTGATTTTGATTGCGTCGGCGATCCGCCGCGCTACATCCGGGCCAACCACTCGACGCTCTGCCCGATCCACGACACATGCTGCTGGTGCGACGAGCGCCTGGCGGTGGTGATCGACCAGGGCGACAAGCTGTGCCGCGAGTGCCTGGAAGAGCTGCAGGAAGAAGATCGGAAGCGCGAGGCGCTGCTGGAAAGCCTCAAAGCGAGCGCCTGAATGCCGAACCTGCACGAAAGCGTGGCCTACTGCCAGGGTCTCTGCGACACAATCCTGGCCATCGATTGGCTGGAAGATTGTTCCGCGTGCGGCGCGCGCGTCTGTGGGAATTGTTCCCGCGCCTGGCGCAATCGTCTCCTGTGCCCCACATGCTACCAGGCCGAACTCCGGGCGGACTTCACGGCCAAGCCGCGGGAACGCTGGGAGACCACATGACCGAACGCTGGGAGACCACATGACCGCCCCTGCCACAGGCAAGCCGCGTCCCACGCTCGAGCTGCCGGCGCACATCTATCGCCTGGACGGGGAGGTCATTCCGGGCGTGACGGCGACCTTACGCGCAGCGGGCGTGATCGACTACTCTATGATTCCGCAGGAGGTCCTGCAGGCCGCCGCCCATCGCGGTACCGCCGTGCATCAGGCCATGCATTTGTATGCCAAAGGCACGCTCGATCCGGAATCGATCGATCCGGCGATTGCGGGCTACGTTGCCGCCGGCATCCGGTTTCACGAGGAGTCGCGGCTCACGATCGCCCACGCCGAGCAGATGGTGTTTCACGAACAGTACCGCTATGCCGGCATGTTCGATCTGGATTGCGTGATTGAAGACGAACTTTTACTGTGTGATTACAAGACGGGAATAGTGCTCGACGGCCACCGTGCCCAGCTCGCCGCCTATCTGAATTGCCGGCCGAAACCACGCCGCTGGCGCCGGGCTGCCGTGCAACTGAATGAGGACGGCTCCTATCGAGTGCATGAATTCCCCCGCGCTGATTTCGATCGCGACCTGGATTTGTTCCTGTGGGCGCTTGCTCATCAACAAACATCTCTGCCGGGCCAGAATGGAGGACCAATACGATGACACTCGTTTGTAATTATTGCGGCCGCGACTATGAAGTGCCCGCTTGTCACTTTCACCGAAGGCTCCATTGTTCGCGGGCTTGTTTTGCTGCGAATACTGTAGCTAATGGTTCGCGAAAAGGAGCCCGCAATGGCCGGTGGAAAGAAGGCAGAATTATTCGAGACGATGGATATGTTCTGTTGTATGCTCCTGCTCACCCGCGCGCCGTTAACGGTTACGTGCTCGAACACATTTTGATCGCTGAACGCTGGCTAGGCAAGGCGCTTCCTCCTCACGCAGTCATCCACCACAGCAACGGAAATAGATCCGATAATCGGCCAGAAAACTTAGTGATTTGTCCCGATCAGGCTGCTCACGCCAGATTGCATGGAAACCGGCGACACCCGACCACTGGGCGGTTTCTGGCGGCCAGCCAAAGAAACATCCCCACCGAATTAGGAGTAAAAAGAACCGCATGAGCGCACTCGTCACCACATCCGAACAACAATTAACCCACCAGACGGCTTACTGGATCGAGATCGCACAACATACCGAGATCATCGACCAGCCGAGCTACGAGATGGCGGCCGCCCATCTGCGGGCGATTAAAGGCCTACAGGCCGAAGCGGATCAGACCTTTGATCCGATCATCCAGAAGGCCTATGCCGCACATCGGGAAGCGCTCGCGCAGAAGAAGCGCATCTGCGAACCGCTCACGCAGGCTGAAGCCTTGCTGAAGCGCAATATGGGCGCTTACGTTCAGGAGCAGGAACGGCTGCGACGGGAAGAAGAGCGCCGGCTGCGGGAAGAAGCCGAGCGCCTGGCGGCGGAAGAACGCGAACGCGAGATTGAAGCGGCGGAATCTCTCGGCGTCTCAGCAGAAGAGATCGCGGTGATCGCCGAAGCGCCGCTGCGCCGGCCGCCGGTTGTGGTGGCTGCGCCGCCGAAAGTTGCAGGCATCTCTTCGCGGGAGATCTGGAAGGCCGAAGTGACTAACTTGCAGTTACTGGTGAAATATGTAGCGGCGCATCCGGAACTTTCGAACTTACTGAGTCCGAACATGCCCGCGATCAACGCGCTGGCTCGCAGCCTGCGTTCGGCCCTTCACGTGCCGGGAATCAAGGTATATCCGGAAGCGAATATCGCGAGTAGGAGAAGTTCATGAGTGAATCTGCTGTTTTAACCCCCACGATCGTCGAGCCCGATGACGGCTTTACGCTGCGGTTGCAGCGCAAGCCAGAAGTGATCGTAGCGGAAGCCCGGCTCTGTGCGGATGCGTTAATCGCCGCTGTCAAACGCAACGGCTGGGTGCAAAAGTTCGGGGGCGGAGACCATCTCTTCTTCGAGGCCTGGTCGTTTCTGGCCAGCATGTACCGGGTTACCCCGCGCACCTGCGAAACGCGCTTGGTTCAGATCGGTGAGGTGACAGGCTACGAGGCCTTTGCCGAAGCGTTCCATGTTCCGAGCGGCATCGTGATCGGCAAAGCGGATTCCATGTGCCTCGATGACGAAGAGAACTGGGATATGCGGCCGGTGTACGAATACGATGAGCAATTGAAAAAGCGTGTCCAGGTGGGAGAACGGCCCGTGCCGCTCTTCCAACTCCGCTCGATGGCGCAGACGCGGGCGCAGGCCAAAGCGCTCAAAGGTCCGTTCTCCTGGATCGTGGCGATGGCGGGCTACGCCCCGACTCCGGCGGAAGAAATGGGCGGCCGGCGTACACCGTCCGGCGAAGGACAGCCGATTCAACAACCGCGCGAGAAGACGCAGCCGGCGGCTGAAAACGGCAATGGCGGTGCGAAGACCATCAGCGGCAAGCAGGCCTCGCGCATCTGGGCGATCGGCTTTTCGCAAGGCGTGGACAAAAAGATCATCGGCCAGATCCTGCGCGCGCATGGCTTCGAGCGGGCCGAAGATGTCACGACGGATAAGTACGAAGAGATCATCGCGGCGGTCGAGAATGCGGGGGCTGGGGCGGCACAGTAGCCAGCTAATCCTTCTTGGGCGCTGGAGGTTGCGGCGGTGACGGTGGTAGGGGCGGTCTTCGCGGAGGTGCTGGATAGGGCGATCTCGGCTCGATATTCTTGTGACGATCGGGCGGCGGAGGCTGGCGATCGCGTCCGGGAATCGGTATCACTCAACAGCATTTCGCATTGCGCTCGCAGCAGAGTGTAACCAACATGGAGCCGTTCGGTACTTCGAATCTGCGCGCGCAGGCGGCTGAAGGGAAGCAAAACCCGATGAGCGAGGCAACGGCGGCCAGTCCAGCCGGAACAAGATCGGGCAAACGCAAGGCCGGCGTCGTTGTCACAGCGGCAAGCCCGGCAAAGACGCCGCCCAGCGCTTGAAGGCGTTGATCCCGATGCGAGAGACTCATCGCCTGGGCCGCGTAATAGTCTTCATTCAATACCGCGTGTCGAAAACGGTCGTAATTGCGGGCCACAAAGCGGTATACGGCCTCTTCTTTCTCCTCTTGCGCATTCATACCGTCAGTATGCACATTGCTTTCCCGCTACACTGGGAGGCGCGTTTACCAAATTTCGTCTGAGGAGACAGCCGCCGCGCTCGCATGGGAAGTAAGAAGGGCCTTTGGGTGCGGCGGTTCTTTTCGTATGGATCCCGGACGTAATCCTTTTGGGCCGGCTTAGGCCGGCGCTCCTCTATACTGCGAGGAATGCCCCCTGACTGGAAACAGCAGCTACGCGCACTTGAGCCGGGATGGGATTCATATAAAGGCAAGCCGATCACGGAAGCCGCCATAACAGCCGTAGAGAATGCACTCAAGTGTTTTCAGGAAATGCCGCACATCGTCCCCTGTGGCGACGGCGGCATTCAGATCGAGTGGCATAACCACGGGGTGGATATCGAGATTCAGTTCTCGCCCAACGGCGAACAGAAGCTCGATTGAGGAGATCTGAGAAATGCCCCCTGTGTCGGAAAATAGCTTGCCCGACTGGTATCGGATCGCGCAGAGCCGTCTGAAACGTATCGAAGAACTAGAGGCAAAACTTGCAGAAACAGAAGCCAAGTTCGATCTGGAGCATGAGGCGTACATGGATCTGTTCCATCAGCTTTCCGAATACGAACGTAAGGAACTGGCCCAGCAACTGCCTTCTCGCAAAACTACCGACGACTAAGCCCAACAAAACAAGCCTATTTCCGATAATGCCCATTCTGTGAAAGAGGCGTTTAGCGGCGTGGATTTCCCGGAAATAGATAGCGCGCCACGATGGCGATCAGGCCCAGGATTCCGGTGGCGGTCCCGGCGATCAAAGAGATCACTACCGGGTCGCCGAGATGAAAACCCCGGAACTGAAATCCGTCGATCAGAATGACAACCACGATAAAGGCGAGCCAGGTCACCAGCACGAAAAAAATGCGCGAGGCGTATAGCTTGCGTTCGGCAGTATCCTGCCGCATGCTGCGGACGTGTTCGTGCTCCCGGTCGGTTTCGAGCGCCGCTTGCTCTTCTTCGGATTTCTGATCGGGTTGATCACTGACATGTGCGGGACGGGCTTTCAGGATTTCATCCCGTATACGATCGGCATTGCTCTCTGGAGGGTCAGTCGGCTCGGGCACTGACGAAATGTTCTCTTATGACCTGGTCCGGGATGGTCAGCCCCTTGCGTCCTGGATTCTTGTTGTACACCGAAAACCAGGGCGAGTCCGGGGCATGCGTAAGGTTAGAAAGCTGAATGGCGGAAAAACCGCCATAGGCTTCCCAGACTGTATCGAGAAGCGCCTTCGTTTGCTGGTTGATGCCCAGATACGGATAGTCGTCGATCGACGGCGTCACGAACTGATAGGGGTCCAGTTCGCTCGGCGCGAACTCGGTCGCCTTCGTTGTAATCGGGCCACTGCCATATCGCTTGAACTCCTCATACAGCGAGCGTATGACCGGGCCATAAGTCCAGGCCTGGATGAACTCATCTATCAGCGGCCGATTGTAAAAGACCAGATTCCAGGCGTGCGCGTAGTACACCAGCTTCTGGATCTTCATGGGATTCAGAGTTTGCCCGTGGATACGCGCCAGGTCGAGGAAATAGTTGGCGATCGCTTTGGCCGAGTAGGGCATCCGTTCGTGACGCGAGCAGCTATTAGACAGTCCCAAAAAGAACAGGGATGTATAAAATCTGGCAGCCTGAAAAGCTGCCGCTCACCAGCGCTTCTAGCATAGACCAGGCGCAACGAGCCCGTTTCCCGCTACACTGTTTCTACTACTCCGACACCAAGAGCGGTTCGCGTCCAAACGGGAAAAAGAAAAAGAGTGACTGTTAGGGTGCGGGCCGCTCCGGGTCAATCCCGACCGACGTCGAAGCATGCCTTCGGGCGTCTGGCGGTTCTTGCATGCACCTAGGCCGCCGACAAGGGGGCTAACGGGATGACGTTAAATCCGGAGGGCATCGGGCCTATTCCGCGCGAAAGATTTTTGCAAAGACTCTTCCTGCCACCTGAAAATCTTTGGTCTTGAGCAATCGCGCGAAAGCCCGGATCTTCTCACGGTCTTGCTCGCGTCGAGGAATGTCGGCTGTATCGATAAATGACTTTCTTGTTGGAATCGCTTCGCCAAGACTTTTTTCCAGCGACCGAATCACATACTTCTTTATCGTCGAGCCCTCTTGTTCAACTCGTATTCCGAGCTTCTTTCGGAGTGAAGCGGGCACGCGTATGCATAGATTCATCTCCTCTTTAGAGATTGCCCCGACTTGATCTTCGGGCTTTTGTGATGGCGCGCTCACTCATAAAAAAAGGTATCAATGCATTCAAGCATGCAACATTGTTGCATTAAAGCATGCTACAACTGGGGATTTAGTACTAGGTCTCAAGCCCTCTAGGACCCAGTACCCTCCTTCCCTGCCATAAGCCCGTATTTCATTGAAATGACAACCGCTTTCCAAACAAAAACGCTTTGCAATGTGCTTCGTAATGCAAGTGTAATTACGTGGTTCTCGAAACAAGGCAAGGGCTTGTGAGACAAAAAACTCTTGCATCCAGAGGTCAATCGGAGCTAAATTCGCCATTGTCAGTTTTACTGGTACGCACCTCCCTCGGTACCAGGACCGACGTCGAATTCGCTCAGGGAAATTCGTAAAACGATATGGCTGTGCCCGTGGTGTCTCCGTTGCCTGCGAACGAACGATCTGGCGAGTCTGCGCGACATGATCGATTCGCTCACCTCGCACGAGCAGATTGACTTGTGGACCGAGCGGGCGCTGGATGTAGGGATTGATCCGTGGTGAGGGAGTTCTAAGAAAGGAAGTACGAGCATGGCCGCGAGCGAGGTTCGGTTGAAGAAAGTATCGCAAACGCAGGAATGCGCCGCTATGCCCCTGACGATCGAGGAAGTGTTCCGGCGTACCATTCGCGACGAATTCGAGCGGCTGCACGTCGTCCAGCGCGTGCTGGTGGATATCGATGAGGTATCCGAGATGTACGGCATGAGCGTGGGCGGAGTGCGCAACCTGGTGGCAGAAGGCAAACTGACGCCGGTGGACGGCCTGGACAGCCGTTTGCGCTTCGACATCAACGAAGTGCTGGCGCTGGTGAAGAAAAAGAAGAAGTGATTTGAGTTTGTGTCGTAATTTTGGCGTAATTACTGGTATAATTATGCTATGCCGCCCAAGCCTGGAACTCCCAAGCGCCCACATGGCGCCGGATCGTTAGTTCGCCGTCCAAACAACCGATGGAAGCTGCATTATCAGAAGGAAAACGGCGAATACCACACCGAGACGATCACAGCCGAAACGCAAGAGCATGCCGAACGCGAACTTTTTCTCCGTACACTTCCACGGCGGCGCCGCTTGCTTGCGCGCGGCCGCGTCGATACTCAACAGCAATGGCAGGAATTGCTGCGCGAGCTGATGCACACCGCCGAGGCAGCGCTCGCCGATGCGGAGAAGAATGTATGAGCAGGCCCAAGCGCTCGCACGGCGACGGCACGGTCCGCGAAACCAAAACCGGCTGGCAGTGCGAATACCGGCGACAATGCCAAACCTTTTCCAAGAGGGACTATCCCGCTAAGAATCGCGAGGAGCTTTTACGAAACCGCGCCTTCCGCAAAACATACCAGCAATGGCGCGACGAACTGGACGCGAAGGCGGAGCGCGGTCCAGTTGTTACCATGAGCCAGCTCTTTGACAAATACCTGGCGCAGCTTCTAATCAACAAGCGCAGTGTATACATCGAGCAATTGCGCGTGGAGAAATACCTCCGTCCGCGCCTCGGGCATTTGGACGGCTCGAAATTCAACTTGCAGCATGTGGGCGATTACGTTATGGGCCGCAAGCAGGAAAAGACCCGGACCGGCGAATACACGAGCAATGGAACGATCAACCGGGAACTGTCGATTATCACCAGTTCACTACGCCTGCTGTGGCCGGAGCCGCGCCTTCTGTTTATCAAAAAGTTGGACGAGTCCGACCGCATCCGGCAGGGCATCGTCGGCATGGAAGATTATCAACTTCTCCTGCGCGAACTGGAGGACTACCAAAAGCCGGTCTGGTGTTTCAGTTATTACACTGGCGTCCGCCGGGGCCAGCTACTCAAGCTGCGACGGGAATGGACCAAGGACTGGGAGACGACGGGGATCCTTGAAGTACCGGGCTGGTTTCAAGGCGAGCGTATGACGAAGAATGGTAAACCGCATCCTGTGCCGATCTATTCCCAGGCGATGCGGGAAATGCTGAAATGGGCGCTCCAGATTGGCGACCCGGCTTGTCCCTATCTGTTCCAGCGCGGAGGAAAGCGCATCAGCAAATCTACATTTAGCCACGCCTTTAAACGTGTCGCCCGGCGCGTCGGCCGCGACTGGATAGTATTCCATGATTTACGCCGCACCGCCGTAACCAATATGGATGAGGCCGGAATTCCGCCTAAAGAAGCTATGGCCGTCGCAGGCATGCTCACCATGAGCATCTATGAGCGTTACAACATTCGTACCTCTGCCACGGCCAGAAAGAGCGTCCGGGCTACTGGAGAGCAGATGGCGCCGTGGCATGAAAAAAATTTTTCGGGCGCGGATTACGAGAAGATTACGAGACAGAATCCGGCGCCACTCGCGCCAGGATTGGACGATGGCACCAAACCTAACTAAAGAAAGGAGTTGTTGGTGCGGATGGGGAGACTTGAACTCCCACGCCCATTACAGGCGCTGGAACCTAAATCCAGTGTCTATGTGTTTCCCTAGGATCGAATACAGCCTAAGTGCTTGATATTTTGTTTGGCTGATTGCACAGAAACACACAACTGTATACACGGATTACGAGAAGATTACGAGACGCCGATTTGCATCCCGATTCATTCCGCAGTAAAACACAACTTCATGACCGCGCTTCGCTCCGACTCATCCCTCACCCGCAAAACCTCCGTCCTTGTCCAATCCAAGCCGCTGGTCGTGACGCTCCACGACCGCTATCTGGAGATCCGGCGCGCCGGCGCGCGAGAGGCCTTCTCTGTGAGCTACGAGGGGCTGTATTTGCACGCGGCGCAGCGGGCGGCCGAGAAGATCCGGGCCGAGCGACAAGCCCAACGCAGAGCGGGAAAAGCGCGTAAGGAGCGTGCGGCGTGAGCAGGAAAGACCCACGGACACGCGAAGAGTGGCAACTGGCTGTCGATGCAGCCTGCGCCTTGCGGCTGATTGCCGATTGCAAGATGTATGGGCTCATTGCGGGTGGTCCGACGATCGACGTCGGGCGTTGCGACGACATTCTCGATCGCGGCAAAGCGCACGGTATTCATCCCTCCAAGCCACAGGCAGATCTTGCCATCGCGATCATCGCCGCTATCAATGAAGAAGCTGCGGAGAAAGTCGAAACCTGATGCAAACCAAACTTCTCCGTTGCGACGTCTGCGGGATCACGCACGAAGGACCGGCCGAAGATTGGTACGCGCTGCATTTCGGAGTTTCGTCGCCCTGCGTGCTGGTCGAGCCGAGTGAAACTGACTCGCAGCGGCTGGGCGAAAAGCACGCCTGCAGCCGGAAATGCCTGATCAAGCTGGTCGTCGATTGGGCCGATAGCTGGCGCGCGAAGCGGGAGAAGGAGGCAAAGATATGCGTCGAAATGAATTGACGGCCGCAAGTCCGGTCGAAAAACGGGAAGCGACCTTCACGCCGGGTCCGTGGGCCGTCGTTGCTGATACCGATAGCGGCTGCCTGATTGGTGAGACAGAATTCTGGTTTATCGTGGCACCGGAATCGGGCATTGCTTCGGATGAGCAAGATGACGCGAACGCGCGCCTGATTGCCGCGGCGCCGGAGCTATACGAGGCGCTGCGTTTCGTTGAAGCGATTACCACTGAAGAATTGTCGTTCGCGAAGGTAGGAACCGGCGCGGAAGTTGCTCTGCGCCATGCGAACCGCAAAGCCAGAGAGGCGCTGGCGAAAGCGGAGGGCCGATGAGCGACGTAGACCAACTGATGGACTTTGCTCGGCGCGGCCTGGCCGCGCAGCAGGCTGCGGACGACGTCATTTCGGAGGCAGAAGGCAGGCGCGAGGAACAAAGCGGTAGGAAAGGAGGGTGCGAGTCTTCGGAGCAAACTTCGCGCTTGCTTGCGCTCGAAGACCGCGTATTCGATCTGCTCTGGCGCGCTGCGAAAGAGATCCGGCCGTGCAAGGCCTGCGGCGTCACCCTCTACTTCATCGAGCATGCCAGCGGTAAGATCGCGCCGTACACGGCGGATGCGGTGAATCACTTCGCGAATTGCCCGGAAGCGAAGCAGTTTCGGAGGAAGGCGTGAAGGCACTCAAAGCGCCCTTCCCTTGGTTTGGTGGCAAGGCGCGAGTTGCGCATCTCATCTGGGAACGTTTCGGTGACGTTCCGAATTATGTCGAACCCTTCGCCGGCAGCCTGGCTGTTTTGCTCTCGCGACCAGGTGGCCCGGGCCGCAATGAAACGGTCAACGACAAAGACTGCTACCTTGCCAATTTCTGGCGGGCTCTTCAGTATGATCCCGAAACTCTTGCGCACCATGCTGACTGGCCGGTAAATGAGGCCGATCTACATGCGCGTCATCGCTGGCTCGTTGCGCAGTCGGAATTCCGCGAGCGGATGATCGGGGATCCGGAATTTTTTGACGCAAAGATCGCGGGCTGGTGGGTTTGGGGCGTTTCGCTATGGATTGGATCCGGCTGGTGTGTGCGTCCGGACTGGACTGGACGAAGTTCTTGTGAGCGATCGCATCGCGGAATCCATGCAGAAAACTGGTGGAAGCGTCCAAATTTGAAGCGTGGAGGCTGCGGAATTCATCGAGCGGCCAAGCTGCCCTTGCAAAAGCCGGATATCAGCGGCGACGGCGGGGCAAGCGGTCGCGGCATCCATGCCCTCTACGCGTCGGATATTCACAGCTATTTCATGGCATTGGCAGCGAGGCTCCGACGAACGCGCGTCTGTTGTGGCGACTGGTTGCGAGTTCTAGGTCCGTCCCCGACGACAAAGATCGGACTTACAGGTATTTTTCTGGATCCGCCCTATTCGGCCGATCGACAAGACTGTTACGCCGAAGAGGATCGCCACATTGCAGCGGATGTTCGGAATTGGGCGATCGTCCACGGTTCGGACCCAATGCTACGGATTGCACTCTGCGGCTACGAAGGCGAGCACGAAATGCCGGTGAATTGGCAATGTGTTGCATGGCGAGCGAACGGCGGCTACGCGAACCAGCAAAGTGGCGAAACGCGGGGGCGTACGAATGCCGCCCGTGAGCGCATCTGGTTCAGCCCGCACTGCCGGCAGATTGGGCTGTTTGAGTGGGCAGACCTGGCTTCGGTCTCAGCTTGAGGAAATCCGTATGGCGTATCCCCATCGTCCCGCTTTCCAGTTCTACAACGGCGATTGGTTCAAGGATCCGCGGGTGCGCATGTGCAAGCCGGCGACGCGGGGCATCTGGTTCGACTTGATCTGCGCCATGGAGGAGCTTGCGGACGAGGGCTCAATCACTGGAACGATTCTGGAACTGGCCCGCATTTGCGCCGCGACGCCCGAAGAAGTCCGCTCGGCAATCGATGAACTAAACGAGAAGAAAACAGCCGACGTAACGGAGCGTAACGGCAAAATAACGCTCGTTTGCCGCCGCATTCAGCGTGAAGCTCGAACTGCGCAAGATAATGCAAACAGGCAACATAGATGGCGGGAACGGAAGCGCACGACGGAACAGGCAACTCCCGTAACGCCTGTGTTACGCGAGAATAACGCTCCTTCTTCATCTTCTACTTCGGTATATACAGCAGCAGCTTCGGCTGCTGCTGCTAGCGCGCGCGAGGAGCGCTCTCCGCAGGCCGTGCAACCCGCGGCGCAGGGGCAAGCAGCCGCCGCAGCCGCCGGGGCGTCGCGTTTCGCGCAAAATTTCCCGAAAACGGAGAGGCTCGTCCGCGAGGCATTCCCCGGAACCGACAGCGAGCTGGTCCGGCAGATCGTCGAACGCGCCCGCCAGGTGAAACCGGACGCCGATGACGGCGAAATCTCGGACGCGGTGCTCGCCACGCACAAGGGCAAACTGCAGCGATCCGCTGCACTTTGGCGCGAGACGGTGCCGGCGTATCTCGAAACGCGCTGTCGCGGGCAACCCGCCGGCCTGGTGAACGGCACTGGTCCGCCGGATCGCGCAGGCGAAGTGTGCCCGGAGTGCGGCGGAACGGGCGAAATTTTCAACCCGGAATGCGAGCAGGTGCCGAATTCGGTCTGGCTCGATTGGCCGCCTGAGCGGCAGTTCTTACCCTGTCCGCGTTGCCGCGGTGCGCCGCGCAAACCGCCGCGCCAGGCTGAAAATCCGAGTGCGCTTCTGGAGGCGAAGCATGGCTGAAACGACCGAAGTGCAGGTCGATCCCGCGGCCTTGCGTCGCGCCCGCCAGCCGATGGTGGTCACGGCGAAGACTTGGCCGGCGCGCGCGAGAGCCGCAAAATTCTGCGCCTATACCGGCCCGCTCTCTCTTTCCACGGCGATTCAAGCCGACGGCATTTCGCGAGAAGAGGCGCGCCGGAGAGTCACAGAATGGGAAGAGGCTACCGGGCAGACGTTCCGCGTGGTGGAACCGGAGAGGGTGGCGGTGAAGCCGAAGCCGGCCTCGACGGAAACGGTGGTGGCCGCCGTGGAGAAGGCCTCATGACCGAGCCATTGTTGTGGAAGCTTCTGGGTCTCGCCTGCAGCTTCGTATTGGGCTACTTGATTTCTACAGCGGTTTTCTGCGTCGTGCGCCTAGTGTGCCTCTGGAACGAGATCGAAGTTGGAGTAAAAGACCTTCGAGTCGAAAGCAGGGTTATCGAAGGCCAAATCAGAAGCATACAGGCCGAGATCCAAGCCTTACGATGTGATCTCGCCGATACCTCCGAACGATTGGGGCCTGAGGCTCCGCGAAAGGCGTGGCTGCAATGACGACGCCCGCTCTGCGCACTGCGTTCGTCCACTGCCGGCGCGTGAACGGCTCGATCGGCTCGTGTCCGGCGGGCGACGGACTGAACAGGGACTTGCAACCGATACTGGATTCAGAACTTGAGAGTTCGAGATCTTGTCTCAGTTGTTCTCCCACTGAGCGGGGCTTTGCAACCTTTCGTTCTCATTGAACTCCTCGCAGCGATTTTGGTCTCAGTTCTTTTCCCACTGAGCAGGGCTTTGCAACCAATTTGGATCAGGGTGGATTTCTGTTTACTGCTCAGTCTCAGTTCTTTTCCCACTGAGCAGGGCTTTGCAACCGTGGACAAGCGCAAACAGCTTTGGTTCATCGGGAGTCTCAGTTCTTTTCCCACTGAGCAGGGCTTTGCAACCCACTTCAAAGACATTGTGCACGAGAATTAGCAGTGTCTCAGTTCTTTTCCCACTGAGCAGGGCTTTGCAACCATGCGCGCCAAGCATCCCCGCATCTCGCATGTGCTGTCTCAGTTCTTTTCCCACTGAGCAGGGCTTTGCAACAGTGGCGTTTACCGCCGTGGGCGAATCGAGGATCAATGTCTCAGTTCTTTTCCCACTGAGCAGGGCTTTGCAACACGACGCGAGATGATCAAACTCGGTCGTTGAAACGACGTCTCAGTTCTTTTCCCACTGAGCAGGGCTTTGCAACAACTTCCGGCGGCGGGTGCAGTGGGTTTTTGTACGGTCTCAGTTCTTTTCCCACTGAGCAGGGCTTTGCAACCGTGGACAAGCGCAAACAGCTTTGGTTCATCGGGAGTCTCAGTTCTTTTCCCACTGAGCAGGGCTTTGCAACGAAACCAGTGCCCGCGCTTGATAGCGGCAATCGTTCGTCTCAGTTCTTTTCCCACTGAGCAGGGCTTTGCAACCAATAAACGAGTCCCGA